TCGGCGAGGTTCTCGTAAAGATTCTTAAATGCCGACAGCAAAAAGATGTAGAATTGTTCTGCTTTCATGCTGTCGTTCTTGATTTTTAGTCCGCTCACAGATTCAAAGCTGACGTTGTAAGGGGGATCAGTCAGGACAAGATTGGCTTTGCGACCATCCATCAGCTTCTTGACAGTTTCCGATACCGTAGCATCGCCGCAAATGAGTCGGTGCCGTCCCAGCGTCCAAACATCTCCGGGCAAAACAAAAGCCGCCTGTTCAAGAGCGGCTGTTAAGTCGAAATCGTCGTCAGCAACGTCCCCGCCGGGGTCAGCGATGAGTTTTTCAATCTCGTCGGCGTCAAAGCCCGTAATTTCGAGGTCGAAGCCGAGTTCCTTGAGGTCGGCAAATTCCAGAGCTAAAAGTTCCTCGTCCCATCCGGCATTGAGTGCCAGTCTGTTGTCAGCAAGAATATACGCCCGCTTCTGGGCTTCGGTCAGATGCTCCACAAACACGCAGGGGATTTCGGTCAAACCTTCTTCCCGTGCTGCCATAATGCGTCCATGCCCTGCGATAATATTTAGGTCTTTATCCACGATGACCGGGTTGACGAAACCGAACTCACGAAGGGAGGAACGAAGCTGTAAAATCTGCTCCTTGCTATGGGTGCGGGCGTTCCTTGCATATGGGACGAGCCGGTCTATATTCACTTTTTCAAATCGTTCTGTCGATTTCATATCCTAAAACCCCCTGTTTGTTAGCAGTTCGAGAAAGGCGTTCTTTTCTTCGCCCTGCGTGCTACTGTGGCGATTGATGATTTGCATAATCAGGTTAAAGTCGCCTTGCATCGCCTTATAATACTGAGCGCCTGCCGTGACATAGGGCGAGAGCTTCAGTTCCTTGGTCATGCGCCCGATTTTACGGTTCATGGCTTCGCAGGCAAGAAAGCCCTGCCTGTTCAGCACATAATCTGTTATCGTCTGCGGCGCGACATAACCATCACAGCCGCGAGCCACGATGTATTCCTCAATTTCATTCCTTAGCACATCTGCCGACGGCACTTCTTTTTCACATTCCTTCATCGCAATGGAGAAGTAGTCTGCCATCACATTTTTTGAATTGACTTTTTTTGGTTTTGGCAGACTTACAGCATTTGCGCCAGAAGTTTTACCTTCAAGCTTTTTATCGATTGGATTTTTCCGAGGACGGCCTGCCCCCGGACGATAGCCTCCGCTGGGCATTGTCATCACCTCGTTTTGGTTTTGATTTCCGTTTTGATTTTTTGATTTTTGATTTTCGAATAATTTGCACGGCAGGCCAAGCGCGCTGTCCTGTATGAAAGTCACAGGGATTGAGACCGCCCCTCGGTCTGAACTTAAAAGTAGTCGCCTTGCCCAGCGTGAAGTCTTGAGTGGCATTCCTGACAAAGCGCCATCATATTCTCCCAGTCGTTTGTGCCGCCGTCGGTCAGCTTGACCTTGTGGTGTGCAAGGGTGGCGGGAGTAAGCCTACCATCTTCTTTACACATAACGCACAGTGGGTTCGCCGAAAGAAAAGCTGCACGGATTTGTTTCCACGTTCTGCCGTAGCGTTTATTGCTGTCGGGATCGCGGTCGTATCTGTTATATCTTTTGGCTTCCTGTTTCTGATGTTCCTCACAGAACCTACCCGTGGCCAGCTTGGCGCAGCCGGGGTAGGCGCAGGGTTTCTTTGCTTTATATGGCACGTTGCACCTCCTGTTCTGCGCATAAGAAAAGCCCCGTGGGATTGCTCCCGCGAGGCTCGTGTGTGCATTCAATTTTGCTATTCTAATAATAACAGGCTTCTAAGCGGAATTATAGTGGTCAACAGTGGCGTATGGCATCGATCTCGTCCAAAGCCCGGCCATGAAGCCGGTAAACCCAGCGAAGGTCGAAATGCAGCTCGACCGCTATCTGTTCCCATGTCTTGAAACACAAATACCTTAGCTCCAGAAGCGTCTGGAGTTCGGGGCTTTCCACGCACTTAATCACCGTGACGATTTCATGCTTCAGATTTATCAGGCGAGTCAGGTCAGCGTTGATTTCAGACTCCAGGTCTACCATCTTGGCGATAACATCTTCCATGCGGTGAACATTGCGGTTTCCCTTGCTTGGCGGCACATCGGACAGAGTGGCACTTGCTTTTCCGGCGAGTTCTCGCAATGACTGTACCTGCTCAATCTTGCTATTGATGCGCTGGTCTATACGATAGGCTTGGGACAAATAATCCTTTGCCGATAGTTTTGGTTTGTTCATAGGCTACCTCCGATAATTTAATCCCCTCGGATTGGCAGCTTTTGACTCCATAGATTGTCATAGATTTGCTTTTACCGCATCAATTAAGGCGGTTTGTGTTTTGTCCTTGGCGGACAGGGCTTTCATTACCCGTTCGTCAATGGTGTCCTTGGCGATAATGTGGTGGAGAACCACCGTTTCAGCTTTCTGACCCTGCCGCCAAAGACGGGCATTGGCCTGCTGGTAGAGCTCTAAACTCCACGTCATCCCGAACCAAATAATCGTGGAGCCGCCCGACTGAAGATTCAGGCCGTGTCCGGCAGAAGCGGGGTGGATTAAGGCGACAGGCCATTTGCCCTCGTTCCAGCTCGCGATACTATCCGATGTATCCAATTTTGTAAATGATATATGCCGGTCTTTCAGCCTTGCTGATATTCGCTCCAAATCGTGCTTGAACCAGTAGGCCACGAGAACGGACTTGCCGTTGGCGGCTTCGATTAAATCCTCAAGGGCATCTAGTTTGCGATCATGGATGTAGTGGACTGTGCCGTCGTCGCCATAGACCGCACCATTCGCCATTTGGCAGAGCTTTCCTGACAGGGCGGCGGCATTGGCGGCAGTGACATCGCCACCAGCCAGTTTTAACACCAAGTCCTGCCGCAGTTCGTCGTATCGCTCACGCTCTTTGTCTGATAGCTTAATGGGATATTGGGCGGTTACCAGTTCCGGCATGATCAAGTGGTCAGTAGATTTCATCGATATGGTAATGTCGGCGATTTTGGCGTATATTTCTTTTTTAGCAAACGGCAGAGGCTTGTAGCTGAATATGACCTGACCGTTTCTTTTGTCGGGCGTAAAGTATGTGCTGCGATACTGCCCGATGAACCGTCCGAGCCGCTGACCCATGTCGAGAAGCCGGTACTCAGCCCATAAATCCATCAAACCGTTACTGCTCGGAGTTCCCGTCAGACCGATGATGCGTACTACCTTGGGGCGAACCTTCATCAATGACCTGAACCGCTTTGTCTGGTGGTTCTTGAAGCTGGATAGTTCATCAACCACCAAGGTGTCGAAATCGAAAGGGATGCCGCTGTCCTCGATCAGCCACCCTACGTTTTCGCGGTTGATGATGTAAATATCTGCTTTAGCCTGAAGCGCCGCTTTGCGCTCCGTCTCCGTGCCGACAGCAACGGATAACCGCAGATCGGAAAGATGCTCCCATTTACTTATTTCTTCAACCCAGACTGCACTAACACGAAGCGGGCAAATAACAAGAATCTTTCCGATTTCAAAGCTGTCAAACAGCAGGTCGGCGATGGCGGTGAGTGTTAGCACCGTTTTACCTAACCCAAGCCCATATCGAGGAACACAGCTGCGACAGGGTTTTTCTTGATATATTCGGTCGCATATCGCTGGTAATCATGCGGTATGAACTTCATTCGGCATCACCTCCTATCTGCTCTAAAATTTCTCCGATTTGCGCATCATTGTCCAAAACGTAGACCGCAAAACCTAATCGCCGAAGCAGCCCATGCCGCGCTTCCTGCAAAGGTCGAGGTTTCTCCCCATGCCGCTTCACTTCAACAAAGGCGATTTTGCCACGTGGCAGGAGAATAAGGCGGTCGGGCATTCCATCAAAACCGGGACTTGTAAATTTAAGTGCGATACCACCCATTGCTTTGACTGCTTGGACGAGTTTCTGTTCTATGGTTTTCTCTCTCACGATAACCTCCAATTTCTCATTTGCCGATTGCCCGATTTTTCCTATAATTACTACGCGTGCGTTTCCCGTGCGCCTATTACCCTTATCCTTACCTATATAAATTAGTAGAACAAAATGGGCAATAAGGGAAAGAGCAACCGTAGAACACTGATTTAATAGGGGCTTGCGACTTTGCCGATTTTGGTTGCCGAAGCCCCAAAACGAGCAGACAGGCAATAAAAATGCTTCATTCCGTTCTAACGAACACTCTCTGAATGCCATAGATGGGCAAGGATTTTTTGCCGGTCTTATTTCCGTCGAATAGAGACCAGCCGCCGATACGGTTCAAGATACCTTGGATTTCATAGGAATCAGCTTTCTTTATGGACTCGCGGGACTTGCCGAAGCACTCACACCATATCTCCATCACGCAGACTTGATTCCTGCGGACGCTTCCGCTCGCTCTTGTGGGGTCGTCAGGTGAACGGATGTATTCGATCCTGCGATAAAGGTCCATTGCATCCCAGCTTTCAGGTAGCAGGGTTTCAAGGTAATCTAAAACCATGCCCTCGCGCTCGTCGTTTTCCATAGCGTTGCGCTGTTCGGCAAACGCCGCCATAGCAACATCGCCTTTTAAGAACAATTCTTCGCCGCCTTGGTATTTTACGAAGGCTTCTGCCCAAATCTGATCTATGTCCGCAAGCTCCCAAGCGCGGTATTTACTCTCGCCGGATACCCAAACAGGCCAGAAGCGTCGGTTGCCCGTGATGTCCCGCAGAAATCCGCCGTCTGAGTTGGTCGTACCTACGATAATGCACTGGCGCGGGTGGCTCTCAACCGCCCGGCCGTACGAAGGACGATACTTATCATCGGTGCGGGTGATAAACGATTTTACTGTCTCGACATCCATTTTCTTAATGCCCGCAAGTTCCCCGAGTTCGAGAATCCAGTAGCCCTGAAGCTTCTCCGGGGCAGTTTTATCTTTCATATCAGATATAGAAAGGCTGTCGGAATACCATTGCTGCCCCAGTTTGGAGAAGAGTGTGGATTTTCCGATACCCTGCTTACCGTTGAGGACAAGGATGGAGTCGTGCTTTGTGCCGGGGCTAATAATCCGAGCCACCGCCGCTACGAGGGTCTTACGGGTGACGGCTCTGGTATAAGGTGAATCTTCTGCACCGAGGTAATCAATAAGCAGTGTGTCGATTCGAGGAACTCTGTCCCATTCTGGCAAGCCTTCGAGGTATTCCCGAATCGGATGATAAGCACGGTCGTCGGCAACCTTAGCCAGCGCAAGTTCATAATTTCGAGCCGAAAACGTGCCATAGCGTTTATCGACGAAAGCCACAAGCTGGGCTGTATCGACATCCCTCCAAGGCTTATGCGGACGTTCCCAGGGCAGTTCGTCACCGTATATCTGGTTGGCGAGGTGATTATGTCGGATACCTATTAAGGTTTCATCGTTGTTCAGGATAAGGAGCAGGTTGCCGAGGGTATTGGAGAGGATACCGCTTTTCTCACGCTGAAGCTGGGATTTCCAATCAGCATCTTCATCAAAGTCGCTTTCAGCCTTGGCAATGCGCTCCTCGGCGAGCAGTAGTTTTACATTTTCATCCTGTACTGCCAGTGCGCTCATCGCCTTAAAACCCGCCTTTTCGTCAAGGTCGGTGAACTTGTGGATGCGGACGAGGTCAAAGGCATTTAACAGCCTGCCACAGGCGGGGTCGGTGGCGTGATGGGAATACGACCATTTGCTTTCATACAGCACCACGCCCGCCGAACTATCGGCAGGGATATAGTCATAACGACCGCTCATTGCCGACGCTTCGTATACATCGAATAGAAATGTTGCAATCACATCTTCAATCGAATAAGCACGACAGAAAGCGCCGACCACACCTTCTTTTTCGAACGGATCTTGCTGTTGCCGGATGTTGCGCTGTATCACTTCGGACTGGCGGCTTGATGTAGGCCAGAGTGAGCAGTCGTGCCAATCGGAGAGCTTGGAGAGGTATGCGTCTGGATCGAGTATAGTGCCATCGATATCTTTAAAGATGTATTCACCGTCGGAAGGTGTGGACGGCCAGTACATCAAACGCTCCGGTTCATAGGTGCTGTCATCAAAGAAGTCCATGCCGATGACTTCCGCTACCAATCGGGAAACGGCAGCGTATTCGTCCGGCGAAATCTCGCGGGCAAGTGGAATAACCATGCGAAGCCGGGGTTCTTCGGGTGTGTGGCTGTGCGTAGAATAGATCACGCACTTGTGAGGAAACAACATCTCCACCGTGTCAATAAAATTACTACCGGCGTGGTCGGCATCAAGGGTTATCCCCGAGCGGCTTTCCACGGTATCCTTTTTACGTCTGCCACCCTTGAGATGGCCGAGGACATAGCCGCCTACATCTTTTGCAGCATCGCGACGGTCTTTGGTGAATCTCTTGTATTCTGCGACAGTTTCAGTTGTGCGGCGAGTGACTTTGAACCGCTCGCACAATCCTTCAAATGTGATCTTTTTATTGATCCACCGTTTTGAAAGACGGCTGTCGCCATATGCGATTTTAAGTTCCATATTCCAGCACCTCACATTTGTGGTTGTAGTATTTGATAGGTATTCCGCGCTTTTTTGCCTTAGCGATCTCGCGGGACATACCCTCGGAAGGTTTGCCGAAAACCCATAGCTCATCGCATTTGCCAAGCAGGACCAGGGCAAAGAACATCCCCAATTCGCGCTGCTCTTTGTCATCATCATTCATGAACTGCGGGTAGTGGAGATGGGGCGCAATCGGGATGCACCCCTTGGAAACAGCAAAGCGACAGTATCCTCGTGCCCGTTCGATGTTTCTTTCCGTGTCTCCTGCAAAAGGTGAAGCGAGGTAAACAAGCGGACGATAAGTTTTCTTCGGGGCTTCCGATTTGGCAACCGCCGTCAATGCTTCATAAGAGGTCGGATCGGGATAACCCTCGCTATTGTACTTGTCCATCGGGCACCTCCCCTTGGTAATACTGCTCAACAAGCGAACGCAGCCATTCGATTTCTTCATCAAGGCGGGCGTTTACCGATTCGTACATAGCGTTCTCAGCTTCAAGCGCAGCAAGCTGTTTTGACCGTTCTGCGCTTTTGTCCGCGCTGATAAACAGGAGTGAGAAGAAGCATGTCAGCACGATCCACATCAATACCCACGGGAACGCTGACCATATTGCCTTCCCAACCTTCTTCAGAGCCGTCTTGATAGCTTGCTTCTTCTCAATATTCATTTTCGTTTACCCCTTTCCCAAGGAACAGATTGATGAAATATTGCTGCCCCTTGCCTGTAACCTTGGTTGTTTTACTGATGGTGACATGACCGTCTGAATGAGTGATGGCGGTTTCCTTGACCCGGAAAAGCCCCAACTCCATCGCCCTTTGGGTTGGCGCGTTATAATCCGATCCCTTGCGCTTGATGAGGTAGCCGTCCTGACGAAGTTTTTCAAACAGACGGTTCTGGCCGATTTCGATACCGTTGCCTTTGAGGATTTTCGCCAACTCACCAATAAGGATGGTGCCCTCGGAGACAGACACCGCATCGGCGAAGATAACCTTTGGTTTATTCTCGGTGGTCGCCGGATCCATCAAAACATTAGCAGCGCGCTCCTCCTTAAGGGCGGTCAGCAGTTTAATCCATGAGTCGGGATCGTTCATCAACTCTTCTAATTTGGCGGGGGTGACATACGCGCCGTGCTTGCGGATGGTAGGAAGCACTTCATGGGTGACCCAGCGTTTGAACTTTTTGGCTTCGGGCTTGCGGGATAACAGAATAATGCTGTAAAGCCCGCTTTCAGTAACTGCGATCATTTCTTGTCGGCCACCAAGGGTGTCCACTAATACCGGCTCCCTTTCATCGTCGTCTAATCGTGTTGCTGCGTCGCGATATTTCTCAATCCCGAGAATGCCGCACACATCCTTAAGTATCCAGAGAATTCCGCTACCCTTTTGAACAGTCCTGACTTCGTTCCCCTTATAGGAGAACACTTGTAATCCGTTCATATTGAACCTCCTGAAAATTTATTTTCGAGAGGAAACAACCCCTCTACTGCCTACAGACAGGAGGGGTTGTTTTGCGTACCGGCATTTAATCTTTTTTATAAAATGAGCAATCGAACCCATCGGCAATGAGTAAAAGTCCCTCAGCCCAAGGCGTCGTCCGGCTCATTTGCTGACATAAAATTTCGGCAGACATCTCTGGACCGGCTTCGATGACGACTTCGTCGTGGATGTGCATCACGATGGAGCAATGACGGAGCGTCTGCATGGCGAAGGATAAAATATCCCGGCTGATCGCCTGCACAATATTCTCCACGAACTTGGGACCATAGCTTTCGATACGTTCCCATTTCTTTGTGCCACCGACGCCTTCGTAGGTCACACAGTCTGAGCCGAATTGGTTTGTTCCGATACGTGGCTTGACATAGGAAAGCCTCCTGCCGGAGGGAAGCGTGATAAACAGCATCCCGCTTTGATAGCCGAAGTGAATGCCGTGAGTTTCGGTCATCGTCCTGTCCCTGACTGCTTTCATAGCCGCACGGTCAACATCCCACCAAAACTTCACGATATTCGGGTTCGCTGACCGCCATGCTGAAACGAGTGGACGGAGTTCATCTTCAGATAAACCCATCTCCAAGGCACCCATCGCTTTGAGTGCACCGACCGAGCCGCCGTAGCCGAGGGCGAGTTCGGCAATCTTTCCTTTTTGCCTGAGTGGGCTACCCTTGGTGACTTCCTCAATCGGAACATGGAACATCTGGCTTGCTGAAGCTTCGTAAATCTTGCCGTGGGTGGCAAACACATCGTTTCGCCATCGCTCTCCGGCAAGCCAAGCGATGACGCGGGCTTCAATCGCCGAAAAGTCAGCGACAATTAGCTTGTAGCCATCCTTCGGCACGAAGGCTGTGCGAATCAACTGGGAGAGAACGTCAGGAATGTTGTCATAGAGCAGTTCCAAAGCGGCGAAGTCTCCATCATGAACAAGCCATCGTGCATCTTCAAGGTCAGACAGATGATTTTGCGGCAGATTTTGCATTTGAATGAGCCGCCCAGCCCATCTGCCGGTTCTGTTAGCGCCGTAAAACTGAAACATTCCACGGGCGCGACCGTCAGCGCAGACGGCGTTTTCCATCGTCTGATATTTCTTGATCGAGGATTTTGCTAATTGCTGTCGGAGCGACAGGACTTTTCCAAGTGGCTCAGGTGCATCCTTAAGCAGCTCCGTTACCACTTTTTTCCCGAGAGAATCAGTTTCCATACCGTTATCAGCGAGCCACTGTTTCATTTGTTGTAGTGAATTTGGATTATCCAGATCGGTGAGTTCCTTCATCAAGCGGGTCAACTTGGTACGGGAGCGGGCATCTGCTTTAATGGCATTGCGGACGAGCGCCATGTCCAAAGCTACGCCACGATCGTTAATCTCTTGGTCATGGGCGTATTCTGCCCATACAGTATCAGGCACGGGAAACTTGGCAAGCCGCTCTTGGATAGAGAGTTCCGTCTCAACGTCGCGGCGATTGTATGCTTTGAAAGCTTCCCATTTGTCGGAGGCGTGCTCCGGCAAATTCCGTGTTCTTTGCCCGTTTGTGGCGGTGGGTTTACAGGGTGAGCAGAAGTATCTGATGAGATCCTTGCCCTCGGTCAGCTTTTGCTTCTCAAGTCCCAAGACCGCTCCCACGCCTTCGAGGGAGAGGGGCAAACCCATGTATGCTGACCAGACCATCGCACACCGCCACGATGCGGGGTTCAGGTATTTC